GGTCGTTTCTGCGTTCTTCGCCCTGCTGAATACTACAAGTTAGTAACAGGTGCTGACGCTTCTAACACCTTCAGCCTTACTTCTGTTATTAACTCCGACATCGGAGGTCAAGGAAGTATCGCTTCTGGTAACGTTCCACAAATCGCTGGTATCAGCCTCTACAAGTCCAACCACCTCCCATCAACTGATTTGTCTGGTGGAGCTGGAGTTGACGCTGGTAGTAGCAATGATGTATTCGGCGGTAACGGAGTAGGGTACGACGGAGACTTCCGTAATACCTTCGGTATCGTTTCTCACAGTGCTGCTGTAGGAACCGTTAAGTTACTCGACTTGGCTACTGAGTCTGAATATCAGATTGAGCGTCAAGGTACATTGTTTGTTGCTAAGTATGCTATGGGTCACGGAATCCTCCGTCCTGAGTGTGCTATCGAACTAGCTTCGTAACTCTTCTCTCGGTGTTGGGGAGGTCTGGATTCGTTCCGCTCCCCTTCACTGGTTTTTTATATATATATCTATATTTATCATGGCTCTGACGACTAAACTAAATGCAGTAAATACAATGATAAGTGTTATCGGGGAAGCTCCTGTTAATACGTTAGGAGGTACAGCAGTACCCGTATCAGTCGTCCAAGCCGAGGCAGTCCTCGATGAAACCAGTAAGGCTATACAGTCAGAGGGCTGGCATTTTAATACGGAGCACGAGTACGTACTTACTCCTGATGCTTCAACGTCTAAGATAAACCTACCAAGCAATACGCTTCGAGTAGACTTGGACCCACAAATTTATACAGACAGTGATCCAGTACAACGTGGTCTTTTGTTATACGACAGAAAGAAACACACGGATGTATGGACTAAGGAGGTTAAAGCCTCCATCACTTTTGAGTTGGACTTTACGGATATACCCGAACAGTTCAGACATTACATAACAGTTAAATCAGCACGTATCTTTGCTAATAGATTCTTAGGTAGTAGGGAGATAGAAGGCTTTGCTTTGAGAGATGAGATAGAAGCTAAAGCACGTGCGATAGACAGCGACTCCGAGAATGCTGATCGTACTATCTTTGATGACTACAGCGTACTTAGAGTATTAGATAGATAGTAGATATATGCCTCTGTTAGTAAACAGTGTACCGAATCTCGCACAGGGCGTATCACAACAGCCTGACAACTTACGGTTTCCCGGTCAGTGTGATGAACAGATTAACGCTTGGGCTACGGTTGTAGAAGGGTTGGTTAAACGTCCACCTACTAACTACAAAAAGAATATAGGAGCTACTGATCCCGGTGTTAACTTATTCACACACTTCGTAAAGAGAGATGAAACGAATAAGTACTGTGTTGCAGTGTCTCTTGGCGGTGTTGGTGTTATTGATTTAGACACTGGTAACAATATATCAGTAGCTACTACAGCTACAGCTTCTATATATCTTAATGGTATAACTAATCCGTTATCAGACTTACGAGCGTTAACAGTAGCTGACTATACGTTCCTTGTTAATAAGAAGAAGACGGTAGCTAAGAAGTCTACGTTAAGTCCCACGCCTAAAAAGGAAGCGTTAGTTGTTGTTAAATTAGGAGACTATCAAAAAACTTACAGTATTTATATAAATAATGAGCTAGTACCGTTAGTCACGACCCTACAAGGGACAACTCAACATGAAGTACACGATTACACAAACACCGGTCATTTAAATTCTAGGCTTCCACCAGCTACTTATATTAGCGGACCAAGCACTGACGCTTCTTTTGCTGACACAGAATATATAGCTAGAGACTTATACGATAGTTTAGAGGAACATTACGGAACAACAGGTGTGACGGGAATAACATCAGTTAATATATCTTTGGGAGGGAGTGGTTGGCTGGTAGAACCTAACTTCTTTGGTGCTTTTGCTAATAATAACATTACAAAGCTTACATTTACTATAAGTCAAACAGTAGGCCTGAATATTAACTCCACAGCTAAAGGCACTGCGACGGTAGAGAATGGTGTTATAACTGCATTAAATTTCACAAATAGAGGACAAGGTTACAATACCGATCAAGCTACTCATCCATTAACATTTAATTTTAATTCGTATTTTTATAATTGGAATGTGTGGAATTTAGGGGCATATACTACACCACCTACGGCTCCAACAATAACAGCTACTATCGGTACACTAGCTACTTACGATATAGAAAGACAAGGCAGTGTTATAAGGATAAGAAGTAGAGATGAGGATGCCGCTGAAGAAGATTTTGATATTAAAGTAGAAGACGGTTTAGCTAATCAAGGATTAAGTTTAGTATACAAAGAAGTAGATAGTATCACCGAGCTTCCTAAAAGCTGTTTTAATAATTACGTTGTAAAAATAATAGGAGACGCAGACATCGATCAAGATGATTACTATGTAAGGTTCAAAACAAAAGACGGCACTGAGTTCGGAGAAGGAACTTGGATAGAAACCATTGGTTGGGCGAGTGACGGCAGCGAAGCAGATATACAAACAGGAATAGAGACTGAGTTAGATAATAATACGATGCCTATTACTCTTGTTCCTGTGCTGGATAGTAATGGAGATGTTACATCTTTTAAATTACAGACACCCGAAGAAGGATTAACAGTAGAGGCTCCTAATGAAAAGGGCTGGAGAACAAGACAAGCGGGTGACGACGAAACTAATCCATTCCCTTCTTTCGTAGGTAATAAGATCAACGATGTATTCTTCTTCAAGAACCGTTTAGGATTCCTCACAGATAGCAATGTTATCTTCTCCGAAGCAGATGAATACTTTAACTTCTTCCGTACTACCACACAACAGTTACTAGACAGTGCACCAATAGATGTCGGACTCAGCCACACAAAGGTAGCCATTCTTCAACACGCTGTGCCATTCCAAGAGAAGCTTATGTTATTCAGTAAGCAATCACAGTTTGTACTGCGTGGAGCTGACATATTAAGTCCTAAGACTGTATCTATATCTCCTGCAACTGAGTACGATATATCAGACAGTGTACAACCAATCGCTCTAGGTAATTATATCTACTTCTCTTTTAAACGTAATGACTTTGAAGGGATGTACGAATACTTCGTTGATAACAATACTGAGACATTTAACTCAGAAGAGATCACTCAACAAATACCTAAGTACATAACTTCAAATGTACAAAAGATAGCGGGTTCACAAGCTGAGAATACTATTGTTCTTAATACGACAGAGGACCGTAAGACTTTGTTTGTATATAAATACTTCTGGAGTAATAAAGAAAAGATACAAAGTGCGTGGATGAAGTTCACCTTTGATCGGGAGGTTCGAGGTTTTGATTTTATCGACAGTAACTTGCATTTATTAACAAAGGACGATGATGGTTTACACCTCGAACAGTTGACGTTGGAAGATGGATTGAAAGATACCGACCTTGATTATACATTGTATTTAGATAGTCGAGTGGATGGTAGTACTTTAACTACGAGTTACGACGCTGCTGCTAAGACTACTACTATAAGTGGTTTTCCTTATGATCCTACTGATGTAGCTATCTACACAAAGAACGGTCATAACACCCCTTTCACTCGTACATCTTCTTCTGCTGGTACTGTTGTGGGTGATCTTACTTCTACTGACTTCTTCGCAGGTAAGCCGTACAATATGTTGTACAGGTTCTCCGATCAGACATTAAAGCAACCTACAGAGCGTGGTGGTAGATCGTCCAGTGATTACGCTTATCAAACGATTCGTAACGGTAGTATAAACTATGCAGACACTGGTCACTTTACTGTTGAAGTAACTCCTAAGTTTAGAGATAAGTACAGCTACGCATTTAATCCTGACATCGTTGGGGCTAACTTAACACTTAACGCTTTTACCCCACAGAATGGACACTTTAGATTTCCTGTACAAGCACAACCAGAAGAAGCTACGATTGAAGTGAAGAGTGTAAGTGCATTACCAGTTAAGTTATTAGGTGCAGAGTTTGAATCGATGTTCGTACCTAGGAGTAGACGTTATGGAGCTTAGGATAGAAGAAGCACAGCCTGATATGGATGCTGTTGATCTGTACGAAGACCTACGGGAGGAAGATATGTTAGAGATACTTGGACTTATGAACCATCCACGAGATGCTGTATATACATCGTATAGCTGTTCTAGTAAGTGCTACAGTGTAAAGGATGAGATGAACAATCTATACTGTTCGTTTGGTGTAGCTCCTATTGAAGGTACTAATCTCGGAAGTGCTTGGTTATTAGGTACTAGAAGATTACCAAGTATTAAGAAGTTCTTCTTGAAACACTCCAAGGAACGTATGGAAGNATTATTAGACGGTTTTGATTACCTCACTAACTTTGTTATGAAGAGTAACACGTTGAGNTATAGATGGTTGAAGTGGTTAGGNGCTGAGTTTAACGATTGTCANTNNGANGGGTATCTGTCATTTATATTAGAGAGGAAGTAATTGTTATGTGCGATCCAGTATCATTAGGTTGGGCAGGTTTAGCTTTAGGTGCAGCGTCAGCTGGTACTCAGGCAGTAGGTCAGCGTCAGCAAGCTAAAGCACAACAAAGGTCTCAAGCACAAGCAGCAGCCGCTGAACGTCAACGCTTCCAACAAGAACAAACTTCGATGCGTATGCGTCAAGCACAAGAGCAAGAGGCAGTAGGGCGAGAACTTGAACAAGTAAGTAAGAAGTCACAAGCTGCACTTGCACGGGCTAGAGTATCTGCTGGAGAAGCTGGAGTAGCTGGTGCATCTGTACAAGCATTGATGGATGACTATATGAGACAGGAAGGTGGATACCGTGCGGCGTTATTACGACAACAAGAGCTTGGTGCATTAGGTACAGGCTTAGGACTCGAACAAGCAGGGTTTGCTACACAACAACGTCAGATCGGAATCAATCAACCAATAGATAGACCAAGCTTTCTTACTGCTGGACTAGGTGCTCTTCAAGGAGGACTTAGTGGTTATCGTACAGGACTTGACATAAGTAGTAGGATGAAGACACCAACAACCGCTGAAGCATAATGGCTAGAGAACGAGTACAAGTACAAGGGTTAGGGGACGCAGTTCCTGGCATTCAGCCTACGATTCAACGGGGCGGACAGTACGCCGTGCAAGTACAAAGAGCAGGTCGGAATAAGTTGATGGACTTGGCGGACTCTTTATCGCAGATCAATCCATTGCTTGAACAGTACGCTGGTGTAGCGGAGCAGGAAGCACAGATGTTTGAG